GCCAACCATTGCAAGTGAATTTTGGACTTCTATTAGTCCCACTTTGGCCACTGGCGGTAAATGTATCATCACAAGTACGCCAAACAGCGACGAAGATCAATTTGCTCAAATTTGGCGACAAGCAAACAAGTGCATTGATGAATACGGTAATGAAACTGAACTAGGTGTTAACGGGTTCAGGTCGTACAGAAGCAAATGGCAAGAACATCCAGATAGAGATGATGCATGGGCAGCTGAAATGCGTGCCCAACTCGGGGAAGAACGTTTCCGTAGAGAAATGGAGTGTGAATTCATTATATACGATGAAACACTAATTAATCCTATCTTCTTAACAGAAATGGCTGGTATTGATCCGTTAATAAAACAAGGACAAGTACGCTGGTATAAAAAGCCCGAACAAGGAAACGTATACATTGTTGCACTAGACCCTAGTTTAGGCACAGGTGGCGACCCCGCAGCAATCCAAGTATTAGAATTACCTAGTATGAAACAAATAGCAGAATGGCAGCATAATAAAACACCAGTCCAAACTCAAATTAAAATTTTATCTGAGATTACAAAAACTTTAGTTGAATCTACAAAATCTAACAATGATGTTTATTACAGTGTCGAAAATAATACATTAGGCGAAGCAGCTTTAGTGGCAATAAGTGAATTCGGCGAAGAAAATATTAAAGGTATGTTTTTAAGTGAGCCCAAAAAGCAAGGATCTAGTAGAGTATACCGAAAAGGTTTTACCACTACCAACAAATCAAAATTATCTGCTTGTGCGAAGTTAAAGAATTTAATTGAAACTAGAAAATTACATATTGCCAGTAAAGCTCTTGTAAGCGAATTAAAAACTTTTATTGCATCAGGCAGTGGGTATGCAGCAAAACTTGGAGAAACAGATGATTTAGTTATGTCGTTGATTCTCGCTGTTAGGATGGCAGTGTTCTTAAGAGAATTCGACCCAAACTTAGACGAAAAATTAAAAGATGATAGGGACGACATAATAATGCCCATGCCCTTCATAATGATTTGATAACCGTTTAGTATAAATATAATACCATGATTGAAATTGAAAAAGTAGCTGAAAATTTATTTGACAAGATTCGCAGCCGATTTGACTCTGTTAACATCGGAGACGAAAACGCCAAAGCCACGCTAGACCCTTCCATGGCTAGATTTTTTAATTTCGATTATATCAAAGATGGTAAAGAGTTTGGAAACATAACAATCAGTCTAGTGGATGACAATAATCTCAAAGTTTATTTTGATAAAGAGATTGATAAAAACATGTCTCCAGAAGAAAAAAAAGCATGGTATGCTTTTTTAAAAAATTTAAGACTGTTTGCTAAAAGAAATTTATTAACTTTTGACATCAGAGATATTGCCAAAAGTGGATTAAATCTGCGAGATCTGAAACATGCTAACAAAAATGCAGAAATATTGAGCAAAGACGATATCCGTGTAACAGAAAGTAAGCAATACGGAACAAGTCGCAGCAGTTATGAACTTTACGACAATGTAAAAATTATAGCTAGACACAGCAAGCCAATTGTAGACGAAACTCGTCCCGGTGCAAGAAGCCGAAATATACATGCATTCTACATCGAGAATTCTTTGGGTGAAAGATTTAGACTGCCCGAAGGCACTACATTTAATGGCGCAAGAGCATATGCTCGCCACGTAAAAAACAGTGGTGCAATACACGACGATTTTGGACAACATATAACTAAAATTATTAAAGAAATGTCATCTTTGAAATTGTTTGTTCGAAATATGCGAGGCAGAACCTTCGAAGACATCGAAACATCTCAAATGGTAGAAAGTGCCATTGATCATTATGGTAAATTACATCGAGACTTATTTACTATACGAAGTCAGAGAGGGTATGACCAATATAAATCATTGTGGCAACCAGAAGTAGTAGACGAAGACCAATTCGACATTGACGAACTTCGTGAACGATTTGTTCGCAAAGTATTTGATGATAGATTAATGGATGCGCTGCCTGTAGTTCGACGAGCATATATGCAAAGAAAAAATGCTGTGTCGGATGAATTCGAATCGTGGGCGAATGGTATAATCGAAAATATCGGTAATACTATAGACAATCAAAATAAAAAACATGCCAGCTTAAAGCTAGACGTAGAAGAAGACGCAGAAGATGACAGCGGTAATACAGACAGTCCGTTTGCAAATAGTTTAACTGCGGCAGATTCGGATGGCAATGTAATAGATGGCGATGCAGAAGATCAGCGATTAGTTCAACTTTTTCAAGAGCATGGATTCGAATTTAGATTCAGCGACGGAGTATATTATTTCGAAAGTCGAGAAGAACTAGAGCGAGCCAAAGATATTATAGCAGCATGGAATCCACATTTTGAATTTCCACGTATGGGAGTTTACGATTACGGATATGGCAGCTACGGAAGTACCACTGCTGATAGAGAAATTGGTAGCTATAGCAACGGCGTAATGGAAGAACTAGAAACAAGTTTTCTCAAACAGCTAGCTGGCATTACCAAATAATTTGATTTTTCCTACCAGCATCGTTATACTTGACGAGTGCTAAACAAATTTTTAATCTTTTGTCTTGACAGACTAAATACAAATGTTATATACTGCAACGGTGCAGTGTATATCTAAGCACAACAAAGACCATCTTAAATTTATAGGAGAACATTATGGCAACATCTTTAGCAGAAATCCGCGCAAAACTACAAGCACAAGAAAGCAAAGGCCAAGGCGGCCAATCAGGCGGTGACAATGGCATTTACGCCCATTGGAACATCCCAGAAGGTACTACAGCTCGTGTACGATTCCTTCCAGACGCAAACACTAAAAACACTTTTTTCTGGGTCGAACGACTAATGATTAAACTGCCTTTCGCAGGCATCAAAGGTCAAGTTGACAGTAAGCCCACCTTTGTACAAGTCCCATGCGTAGAAATGTGGGGCGAAGCTTGCCCAATCTTGGCAGAAGTACGTACATGGTTCAAAGACAAGAGTCTTGAAGAAATGGGTCGTAAATACTGGAAAAAGAAAAGTTATCTTTTCCAAGGATTTGTTCACGACAATCCATTGAGCGATGATAAGTCTACTGATAATCCAATCCGTCGATTCATCATCAGTCCACAGATTTTTAATCTAGTGAAAAATGCACTCATGGATCCAGATTTGGAAAACCTACCAACTGACTATGAAGGCGGATTGGATTTTAACATTAAGAAAACTAGTAAAGGCGGATATGCCGATTATAATACTAGTACTTGGGCTCGTAAAGAAAGTGCCCTAACTCAATCCGAGCTTGAAGCAATTGAAAAGTTTGGGTTGTATAATCTGGCAGACTTTTTGCCTAAAAAGCCCAGTGATGTTGAGTTGAAGATCATTAAAGAAATGTTCGAAGCCAGTGTAAACGGTGAGCCATTTGATGCAGATAAGTGGAGTGCTTATTACAAACCGGCCGGCATGGCTGTTGCTGCTGGCAACAAGTCCGATGACGCAACTCCTGCGGCAAAACCCGTTGTAGCATCGCGTCCAGTGCCTGCGGCAACAAATGACGATCCTCCGTTCGAAGTAGACGAACCAGAAGTCACTGCACCAGTCGCGGCGGCTAAACCCGCTAGTCAACGTGCAGAAGATATTTTGGCAATGATTCGTAATCGTCAAAAGTAATAAAAATCTTTTGATTGGTTTATGCGAATTAAACTAGTGTTCGAGCATAGCGGGGACGAACTGGAGTTCGTCCCTGTTAATCATGAAGTTGTTGAATATTATCTTGATCATTTGGATAAAAATAATCTCAATAATTTTACAACAGACGGTTCAACTTATAACTACATTTCTCGCACTATAAATGAATTACAGAAGTCGATTCGTGTTTCAAACGAGTTTATACAAAAATTAATTGGTAAAAAATTCGATGAGTATTCAGAGCTCGAATGCCTCGACCAGTATGTTTTAAACAAGATACACTCGTATTGGGTTAATGCCCAAACCACTAATTATAGTATTCAGGAATACAGAAGCAACGGCAATCGTTCAAAAAATAACGAGATGGATGAGAAATTGCATCACGGGCTGCCTGATGAAATATCAGTAATACCACTGTTTCAATGTTTAGATATATTGGGACTATCACAGACGTATCTTCAAATTAACGAAAATGTACACGCTCTCGAAGAGTCTTTCAATTCTGTTAAATTTTCTAATGATAGTCATTTTTCTATCCCGAATCCTTTCTCTAAATTCTTATTATCTAACGATATTTGTAATTTAAGGATAGCGTTTAACCATCGTGGAAGAACACTGTATAATAAGTTTCTTAACTTCGATGATAAATTAGAACATCTAGACGAAAACTCTTATGATCAGTTGCTAGGGTTTGTTAGCTTACATTTATGTCGCCCACAAACTATTAATCTAAGTTCAGAGTATATAAGTTGGTGTAAGGAACGAAATATGGTTCCGTCCGGCAACTTTTTAAATATCGGGAATCTAGTAGATATTCAAAATAAATTAACCGAGTATAGACAAGTTGTATATAGAAACCTTAAAGGTAACAACAAATTTAAATTATTAAAAGGATAAACATTATGGCAACAAAACCATTTGACTTAAGCAAATTTAGAAAAAGCATTACAAAAAGTATTGACGGTATCAGTGTAGGATTTAGGGACCCAGACACATGGATCTCTACAAACAACTATGCATTAAATTATCTTATCAGCGGGGATTTTAATAAAGGAATCCCTATGGGCAAAGTTACAGTATTTGCAGGGGAGTCTGGCGCAGGTAAAAGTTTTATTTGTTCGGGTAACCTTGTTAAAAACGCCCAACAACAGGGCATTTATGTTATCTTAATTGACACCGAAAATGCACTTGACGAAGCATGGTTACACGCACTTGGGGTCGATACGTCTGAGGACAAATTACTTAAACTCAACATGGCCATGATCGATGACGTGGCTAAGATGATTAGTGAATTTGTTAAAGAGTACAAAGTATTACCAGAAGATCAGCGTCCCAAAGTATTGTTCGTGCTAGACTCATTGGGTATGCTTTTAACTCCCACAGACGTTAACCAGTTTGATGCAGGCGATCTTAAAGGTGACATGGGACGCAAGCCCAAGGCTCTAACAGCATTAGTGCGTAATTGTGTAAATATGTTCGGTGATTTAAACTTAGGATTGGTGGCCACAAACCACACCTACGCAAGCCAGGACATGTTTGACCCTGATGATAAAATTTCAGGCGGTCAGGGCTTTATCTATGCAAGCTCAATCGTTGTTGCCATGCGTAAACTCAAGCTCAAAGAGGACGAAGATGGCAACAAGATCAGCGAAGTTAAGGGTATTCGTGCTAGCTGCAAGATTATGAAAACTCGCTATGCCAAACCCTTTGAAAGTGTTCAGGTTAAGATTCCCTATGAAACTGGAATGAATCCCTACAGTGGTTTAGTTGATATGTTTGAGGGAAAAGGTTTATTATCCAAAGAAGGCAACAGCCTTAAATATACTCTAGCAGACGGTACAGTTATTAAACAATTTCGTAAAGCATGGGAGCGAAACGAAAATAATAGTTTAGACAACGTGATGGCAGATTATATTAAGAATCCTCATCAAAAATTGTCTGTTGTAAACGAACAGGATATTGAAGAATGACAATTGACACAGAATTATTGGGTGAAGTTTATTCAACACTTAAACAATACATTCCCCAAAAGGATAGGCAAGAAGCCAGTGATAATTTAATGAGCATATTGGTTGATTTACTAGGCGACATAGAACTTAAGGAATTTAGTGGCATC